GCTCCCAAGTCAATGTATCCTGTGTCGCTTCGGATGATATAGTTGCCTGTGGTGGTAATACCATAAGCCCCTAAATCAACATTAGCTGTCGCTCCGGTGTAGGGAACGTAGGTATCTGTAAGTCCAGTAATTGCAATATTTACCCATTCACCACTGCCACCGTCATACTGTAACAGTTGTTTGTCAGACACGGATGCGATAGTTACATCATCTAAATCGTGAATACTGATTGACTCTAATAAACTTCTATAATCTATGTCCATAATCTATACCATATTGATACGATAAGCTGAATCAGCGACCCAAGTTATCCTTATCTTGTCAATGTCTAACCTCAGTAAACTTACTTTTTCGCCTTTCTTCATTGTCCATTGTTCTCCGAAAGTAATGCCATCTCGGGAATAGTCTACCTTAATGTTTCCCGGACCATCACAAATGATGTATCCGTCAGTAGCGTTTCTGCCTGCATCAGAGTTGAAATCATGCGTTTGCGGTGAATCTCCAGTTACGAAGTTAGTGTCCTCATAGACTTTGTTAAGCCCGGGATAACTACCTTCTCTAACGTGAAGATTCCCTAAACTATCTACCTGAGCAGCAATACCTTCGTTTGAATCCCTATCGTCTGTCTTGCCTACTATCCTTACAGGGCCTGCCATAAAATCTCCTTTAATAAATTCTACGGGATATCATAAACCAATACAGCTTGATATTTATTATTAGATAATCTAATAATTTTAATCAATCTTATTGGGTTATTAGTAGAATCTAAAGTTTCCAATTTGGTCTCTAACGCAGCAGCACATTGTTCTATTGTGTCTGCAGTAGAAACATAATCAGTAATCTTATAATTAGCCATATTCCCTCCTATGCATCATAGATAAGAATTGCCTGATAAGTGTTGTCCGGCAATTGCAAAATATCTATATATCTTATTGTCTTACTATTATCAATAGTTTCTAACTTTGTTTCTAATGCTGCCGCACATTGTTCTACCGTATCGGCAGTTGAAACATAATCCGTTACCGCATATGCTGCCATTATTCCCTCCTTACGCTACAGTAATACCAGAACCAGAACTCGGTAAATCCATTTTGTTGCCATACTGGTCTTCAAGCACTAATTTAGTAATTGAAGTCGGTGCGTCTACGTCATCTACGGTTAATTGTGCTATTCTCCAATTCTGCCTTACTCCTGTTGATGAACATGTAATACCTATCTCGCCCCTTAACCCATACACATTAACTGCGTCTTGCGTGTCGGCTAATACACCAATATCAGTGGTTTTAGTTGCAACTCTTGTATCAAAAGTTAATACATATCCGTCATCCGTTGCTACTGTTTGGCCTGCGTTTACGTTGTAAGTTACCGCAGATGCCCCACCGTCAGTTAAAGTAAACGTAAATGTTTCAGCATTTGTTACTTTGTGTACTACGCCTGCTGAGTCAATGTAATCCATCTCATTTGAATCCAAAGTTACAGTTTTTGTCGCCATGATTGCCTCCTTCTAAAAATACCTCTTTTGACATATACACTGAACATCGTACCAACTTATGAACCTGCTGGAAAAGTTCCTTCTGATTAGAATTACATCAAATCCTAACCTTTCTAACTCTCTCTTTAATGCTCTTGAGCTCCAAAGAACTCTATGCTCCTTGCATTTCCAATGTGGGAACGATGGTAAACCTGTTTTGTTGATAAAATCTATATCAGGGGTAGAAATGTACATTACCCCTGTATCTGATAACAAACCCTTAGCTTTCTTTAAGACCTCTATTGGATTATCGAAATGTTCCAATACATGGCTCATCCATATTAGGTCGAAAGTTCTTTTCTTTAATCGCCCATCCCCAACATGTTTCTCTAATTCTTCTTTGTTTATTCTTGGCTCGAAATCGTAAGTTAGAAAGTCTCCTTTGTATAGATTTGGTCTTTTTTCTTTTGGTACATTTACGTCTATGCCCCATGTCAACCATCCTCTGTTTTCAAAATAATCCATATTATATCCTGAAGCAAACCCTACATCTAACATCATTCGACCGTAAGTAAGTTCTTCTATTATCGGTGCATATACCCTTGCTGCATGAATAGCATTTTTCTTGACTTTGTCATCAGTATAAAGTGAATGATACTTCTCATCGTAATCGATCTTATTGTCCGGTTCGGGTAAGAATATTACTCCACAAGCACATCTGTACCAATCGCCCGATACATCGTCTTTCTCCGTAATACGATACAAATAGTTCGTATCAACTCCACAAACAGGACACATTTTAGGTGTTATTTGTTTATCCATGAATTTCCTTTACTTTACATACTCTTTCAAATAACTTCTCTGGCGGTATCCCTACCGACATACACCATGCAGAACGAGTAACGTTCTCTATTGGGCATTGGATATCGTAATTGTAAATCAAATAGAAACAAGGTGCACAGGCACATTCTGCCTCAATGGAATAATCATTCTTAAAATGCTTTGTTATGTTCTCTTTTGTCGTATGCCCTAAAAGCCCTATCTTAGGTGTATTGTACATACCAGAAGCATGTAATATCCCTGTATCAGGCGATATAACCAAATCAACTAAACCTGTCAGGCACATAGATTTTCTGATGTTTATCTCACCTGCTAATTCTGTAAAATTCTCTTTAGGTAACGTATCACTTTCTAAAAGTTTGCACTTGTAATCACCCACAGTTATAAAATGAATATTGGGGTACTTCTTTATTAGGCTTCCCATAACATATTCAGTCCAAGGATAAACTTTATTACAACCGCTGCCTGATAAGCACCATAATACGTTATACCAACCTTCCCGGATACAAGCACTTGCGTCTTCTTTCTCTTCTTTGGTAAACTTCAAAATTGGCTTTAACTTTACTCCAGTCAAACCAGACCATTCAGCCGATACCTCATAATAGTTGCGGTTACATTTTTCATACCTTTCTTTCTTAGGATAAATGTATAACGGTTGAGTAGGGTGCAACGCAACGTTATTCTCTATCGAAGATGTATAGTTGATAAAGTGTTCCGGTTCGATTTTCTTCTTTAATGTGTCCCAATGCTCTCTTAACTTGTCGTAAGGCATGTCTTCTTTGTGAGGAAGAAACTCGTCTATCCTATCGTCTCCTTTAAATAAATCCATACCCCTTTTGTTTGTATTGTAAACTATATGATACCCTAACTCTTTTAACCTCGTAAATACAGGAGATACAAGTAAGTGGTCACCAAAAGCTCCGAGTCTAATTACTAATGCCTTCTTCATACGTCCCACTCGCCTTTCACCGTTTCTTGTTTGTGAGGATAAGCCGCTACGCCATACCAGATATCGCCAGCTGGTACGCTCTTTGTGACTATGCTTCCTGCACCTATCATGGCTTTTTCTCCAATTACTACATTAGGAAGTATTATCGAACCCATACCGATTACTGCACCTTTCTTTACTTTTACTTTGCCCCACTCTTTGCTTTTAGAAGGTGGGTGTTTATCATTACTAAAGCTTACCTTAGGTGCAATGAAACAATCGTCTTCTATTGTTACTCCTTCGGGAATAAAACAATGGGCCCCAACCCTAACATTATTCCCAATAACAACATTATTACCGATTTCACACCCATATCCTATCGAACACCCTTTGCCTATTTTTGCTGTTTTGTAAATATTACAGTTATCCCAAATCTTAGTATTACGCCCTATTTTATATGCTTGCCTTAATAAAGGCTTTTCAACCTGCATAAGCATTAATTCCATATCCTCCACAGTACAATGCCCGCCAATAAACTTATCAAAAGGATAAAGGATAGGTTGTGATAAATGCCCCTGACCAAGTCTGTGTAACGCTTCTGTGCGAGAGCTTTCAAAGTCGTTAACAACCGTTTCATACTTAACCCCAAATTTATCGCAGATTTCTTTTTGTTCCTTAGCAAAAGCTATGTTTACACCATATCTGCATAATGCTAATAACTTCATTAACTCAGTTGCTTTAGTCTGATATAAGAATCTAACTGTTACCCCTGCTTCTTGGAAATATTCGCTTATCTTATCAATGCAATTTGTATCTGTAACTTCACAAGATATGTATTTTGTATATGTTAATATTCCTTTTTCTAAGTCAGGATGTACTCCTCTTACAGGTGAATGTAACACTATGCTTCCTTTTAACTTAACGCATGTACCAACTAATACGCTACTATGGACAACTGTGTATTTAGGGCTAAATGTGTTTATATAATATTGTGCATAGCGTACAAAATCTTTGCTATAAGGGAAACATATATGCATAATTTCAAACTTACCTTGTGGTAAATCTTTGTCTATCTTTGGGTCGAAAGTATCCGTATCATACTTTGCAGACAGAATCTTATGTAACGCACTACCTATCTCTCCGTTACCTACAATTACGCCTTTCATGGTTTCCAACACCTCCTACATTTGTTTAATTGTTTTATCCAATATGCTTCTGTCCAACCTTCGCTATCAGGATTAGGCAATTCTCCTGCATTTGCGTACCAATTTAATTTTTTGTTCATTCTTTTAGCACATAAGTAAACGTAACGGATATTTTTTTCAAGGCTTTCAATCAATTTATCATCACCTGTTTTCATTACAGTTTTGTAAATGTCCCTTATTGCTCGGCAGATGGTTTTGTTTTCTTTGTCAAACATTTCTTATTATGTCCTCTAATCTTGGATATACTTTCCATAAATCATAATTATTTATGATGAACTTCCTGTAACTTTCTGAATTATATTCATCTTCTGTAACTAATTTAACCGCTGTGTCTATATCACTCCATAACAGGTGTTTAGGGAATTGTTCTTTTGCCCCTAACCATGTATGGATAATAGGCTTAATCCCTAAACTCATAGCCTCAAGTACGTTGTTTGGGTGTCCTTCTGTCACCGAACAAGTAAACAAATACGACTTATCTTTCAGCCAATCCTGTATCCCCTTTACTGAATTGTAAAATATTACGTTATCCGTTAACCCTAACTCTTCTAATTGATACTTTAAGTACATTATGTGTCTTGGCTCTTGGTCGGCTCCTGCAAGATGTAATTTATACCGTTTGTCTTTTTGGCATAACTTGTGCATGAATTGTGGGATTAGGTCTATACCCTTTTTATGAGATAGATTAGCAACCCAAGCTATATCATAACCAGCTTCGTGTTTCTGAAACTTCCATTCATCTAAATCAATAGCGTTTGGTAAATACTCTACCTTTGTAGGTATTTTACTACCGAACTCTTCAGAGAAATGCTTATTAACAAATATGCAACTATCAATATGCTTCCAGTTAATCTTCCTTATATGCCCGAAGAAAATCTCATAACTGCGACAGAAGACTATGTACTTCTTACTAAACTTCATAAAGTATTTACTTGCCTCGATTACAGATTTGTCTGCCCAACCAAAAATCGTTATATCAGACTCCTGCATGATATTAGAATTCAATTGGCTGTTAACCTCAACCCGAAAGTCAATGTCTTTAATAGTATCGAAATACTTTTTCAAGTACCTTACCCAGACGTTATTCCAATATGTAAATAATGTGACTCTCATAAATAAGTCATTACCCTTTCACTTCTTAGTTCTTTAATTCTATACAAATCACGAAGTTTTTCTGTTTCATATGCTTTTATGTCTTCTTTGTCTTTATTAAAATTCAAGCTATGATGTATCTTTAACGCAAACGGTGTAAGACTGCTTGCGTATTTCATGCCACTTTTAACAAAATCCAACATAAAAACATAGTCATGTAACATAGGGAATCCCTCTCTGTATCTTGGAGCTTTGTCTTTTCTGTACCCTGCACAAAACAAAGGTACAGTATTCCCTCTTAAAACTAAATCATCTAAATCCAAATTGTAAGGCGGATTATACATATACTTTAATTTTAAGTTCTCATTTACCGCAATAAACGACCCTACAAACAAATATGCACCTTCATTTATCCGGTTATATGTTATCTCCGCTCGTTCCGGCATGCTTATATCATCATCACAATGATGCATAATAATGTTGCTCTTTGCCATTTCTGTGCCTAAATTCAAGCACTCTACTAATGGTAAGTTGTCGTTATCGATAATCTTAATCCTATCGTCTTTATAATCTAAATTTCTATCTTTTAGATTATTGAATATAATCAATTCCCAGTCAGTTAAAGTCTGCGTAAGGATAGACGTTACCGCTTTGTTTAAGAACATATCCCTTATTGTAGGCATTATGAATGTTACTTTTGGCATTTTAATTTCTCCTCAAGCCTCTTTAACCGAGTATCTAAGTCCAAGTTATCATTCAACTCTTTGTCCTGTTTTTGTTTCAATAACCTCTTTATGCTTTCCCTGCGTGCTACTTGCTTGTTGAACCTCTTACGCCAGAACTCTTCTTTCCAGCCTACTGAGTCGGCGTTAGGTAACTTCCCGCCGTTTCCGAGTTTAGCTAATTGAACACCCATTTTCTTTATTTCAATAAACACTTCTTCTAATCTGGGCTTTATCCGTTCACAAAACTCTTCATCTCGACATTTGAGTATTTCGCCTACAAGTTTCAAGTATAATAGTCCTAACGTTTTGAACTTCATATTTTACTGTATAACTCCTCTAATTTGTTTATATTTTTCTCCATTGTGAATTCATATCTTTTCGACATTACATTCGCTTGGCATTTGTCCCTTTCATTCCAACGTTCTTTTAGTTCTTCTGGAGATTTGACCGAAATCCCAACTTCATGTTCCATTATGAATTTTTCAATTTCATTACAATTCATCGCTACAATAGGTATGCCACCTGCCATGTACTCAAATAGTTTGTTTGGCATTGCGACATTCCAATCTTTGTATTCTTTTACATTCCCACATAACCCCCAATCATGGTGGCCTAACTGCCCTAATAATGTACCGTAATCTAAGGTTTTACTGCTGATTATGTTGTTATAATATTCTTTCCAGTAATCATCACGCTTAGTTGTGTAAATGTGAAATGGTAAACCTAACTTTGCAAGCTTATTCATGCAATCTTTATAATTAGCATATTGCATATACTCTGCCGATTTGTCTGTAGAAGTTAAACCTTGATACACAACTCCGCCAACCCACATCCAGTCTTTTGTTTTGTAAAAATCCCTGTTTACATACGAGTGTAAAACAGTATTTGGCTTGTTTTTAATCTTAGGGTTTTCGTTTATTGAAATATCCCTGCAGGATTCTGAAACGAAAACTAACCCATCAGCCATTTCAAATGCTAATCTTTCCATTGCAGATTTGAACTTATCAGAACGATAGGCCATGGAATCATGTACATCTAGCACCACAGGCTTGTTTGTTAGCCCTTTGACTATGGTTAATAGCCAATTCGGTTCGTTATGTACATGGAAAACATCAGCGTCAGGGTGAAGCATAATAGAATTGCGTAATTGCTGAACTGTCTTACAATAAGCGAAAGAACTAAAAGCCTCTCTTGCCGAAGGTACGCCAAACCCAATCAAATGTACATCATGGCCATTGGCTTTTAAAGCTAATGCCTGTTTTACTAACCTGATACAACAATGGTCTCCGATAGTACAAATCTTCATAATATTGGGGAGGCTAGGGAGTACCCCGAAGGATACCCCCGTAGACCTCATTGTTTCTTACTCTGCCTCGTACTCTGCTGCCCAGTCAACGAAATAAACAACCGAACCGGATACACCAGTATCAGTTGCTACGCAAGCGACCATACCATGGTTCTTTGCGATTGCCGTTGCTGTCTCAGGAGCACAAGACGTTGCGTCTCCTGTACCCAAGGTGTAATCTGCGTCTGCTACCCAAGTTGCAAGTTTAGTACCGTTAACTGTTCTTAACTCAAATCCGTCTGAAGTTGCCATTACAACATCAACCGATGCTGCAAGTACTCCAAATCCTACGATTTGTGCTTTTACAGGTAACGCTAAAAAACTTTCAGCATGAGTACCTGCTGTCGCTACGTCATCCGTATCAACAGCCGCAAATGGGAAGTAACTACGATGAATTACTCCATACTGTGGGTCGGAATAACTGGTTTGCTCTTGTGGTAATTTAGGCATAATAATCCTCCCTTACAAGCTAGTGACGTGAATAATCCTAGTTTCACCGTCAGTAGAGTAATCCCAAGTCTTAACAAATCCACCTAAGTAGTACCCATGTTACTCACCTATTCTCATAGGTGCATCGACTATATCACCATCCTCCACCTGTAAAGGGTAGGATGCTCTACGTGTAGTCTGTGAAGGGTCAAAATGGTTATGTTTTAACCATGAAAGGCGTTTCGCATAAGACTCAGCTTTGTCTTTATCAAAACATTTCCCTAATCCTTCAGTCTTTCTCCATCCGATATATTCTAACATAACATTAACCTCATCTCTTTTAGAAGCTAAATATGGCTTTATATAATGCAATATTTTAGCACATGACAATAAACCATTAGTTAGAATATCCAGTCTTGGCTGATGATTAGGTTTTTTCCCTTTCCGTAACTGATAATAGAAACACACATTTAAATCATAGTAAATCCCGGAAATTTTTTTAATAAACCAAATATTCCCATTTACTACCCCAATACGTGCATCTTTATACCCATGGTTCTCGTTCCTTTGATAAGTTTGGCAAATGCTTATATTGCCCTCACCTTCAATAGCTCCCGCTAACCATGCTTTATCAGCTACGCTGACTTCCCTGCGAATTGACCCTAATAGAGCTTTTTTACCTATCGGTATCTCTATATTTTTCAGGTTATTCTCGCATATAGTAAAGTTTTTCATAATTAGTCTCCTAATTAAGGCACAGTTCCTTAGTTGTTATAAACAACTGGTTCAATGCAATTGCTTGGTCACGACCGAAGTCTTTAGGTAAATCAATCCTGATATCCTCAGGTATTACAATGCCTTCCCTAACTGCGTCTGCACCGAAAAATACAGCTTCGCCGTCAGTAGAACCTGAACCCAAAGTGTTTACCAACACATTCGTTTCTTCGATAAATCGGCCAATTATGTTACCATAGGGGCTCTTTATCCCCTATTTCTTATACTCCCGTATAAGTTCGGACTATCTCTTCCCTCTCGGGCAAGGCACTCGTGGAAGCATTACTGTCCGTTCTGGACTCGGCTTCTAGTCTCTGAACCTTCCTAGCTGTTCCCAGCAAGGCTTGGCTGCGGATTATCTGTTCTAGATTTTCCCGCAATTCACCTCGTTTTCTTTTTGGCTTAGAATATTGGCGTACTCTGCTTTTCTTCCCACGTATCCTACTATTAAACAAATCTATGCCTTTCATAGATGAAGTATAGCATTCTTTTGAGCAATATTTGCCTTCGCCATTACGCACTTGGCTTATTGCCTTTTTGAATGTTTTACCGCATTGTTTGCATGTTAACTTCATATTCTAATCATACCATAAGGGGCTACCATTTGTTAACCCATAATACTTACCGATTTCTCCAGTAAACAGCTCATCTTTTGATGTCTGCATTACTTTTGATTCAAAGTAGTCATACAAACCTCTGATAGAATTGGTAGATGCGATACAAGCATAATGGCTTCCATCGTACCTTGGAACATTAAGAGTCTTTAACTTGTCTATAATGTCCCGAACATTCTTATCAGACATGCTACCACTTGAAGTCGCTAAAGCTGCACCTGCACTACCAAAAGTAGTCGTAGCTGTGTTTGTAATCGTAGCCTTGTAATCTGATGTCTTAAACTGAGCTGCTGCTGCACTATCCAAAACCTTAGCTTCATCGTTTCTTAATACAGTCTTAACTGCATCATCAACAGAAATTTCAGCTAAAGTCTGTGCCTTCAATGTGAAAGGTACGGCATTCAATTTGTTACCTCAGGGGCTTTTTATCCCCTAAATCTTACTGTCCCCAGTAAGTTCAGCATATATCTTCCCTTTCGGGCAGGGCGCTCGTGTTGGAATTACCGACATAGAGCAAAGCTCATTAGTCTCGTCCATTATGCGTTGCACCTTTCTGGAAGTTTCCTTCCAAACTTGGCTCAGTGTTGCCTGTTCTAGGTTTTCACTGAATTCACCCTGTTTTCCATAACCAATAACTTTCCTGTGAATTGTCATATGACAATCATAGCATACAGTTTTACCATTATTTATATCATATTCACTTTTCATATCTTGTAGGCCTCTTTTCTTTTCCGCAAATTACGCAATTGCTAAATTTAGCCATAGACCCCTCATAAAATTACTGATTATGCGGCAATATAATCTACCGTATTCCGTAACGGTTAACGTACCCTGTTTAATCGTGTAATTCCTTTTAGGAATTGTGCTTGTCTCTGATAGCGTTCCGCCTTGAGTTGAAATATTGCTTATTTTATTAAACAATACAACATCTCCCCTGCTTTTGCCCATTGCCGGTTCAGGGTCTACAAACTGACGGAATTTCATCAGAGGTTGCCTTATGTTACAAAGAACAAATATTTCTATTTGTTTCCCATTGTTACCAATGGGTTCAGACTATATCTTGCCTTTTCAGGCTCTTTCGTGCGAACTTTATAGAGCATACTTTTTACTTCTGTTATATGGGGATAAACGAGTTTAAGGAATAAGTCCATCGATGTTCTTCTTATATACAATCTGTAATACTTACCTTTTCTATGGATTGTGGTTGACAACCCAAATTTATCCCACATCATTTTTCTTAGTAAGTAATGCTCTGGGTAAGTAAAGCTACAAGTTGATAATTCTGATACTTTTTTATCAACTCTCAAATAACCATCATCCATATACCAAATAGCTAAACCTTTTGTATTCAAAGTACTAAGAATGTGATTATCAAAGGTTTTTCTACCATCAATATACATTCTCTCTGCTATTTTGGTATAAATAGGATGACATCTTGTTGTAAGCCTATAATTCCTGTTTTTCTTGTAACCACCTATAAAATCATCGTATCTAATAGAAGTAATTTTCCCTAACAGGTCCCCCTTCCATTTGAGATAATCTCTTTGTTCCTCACAATGAGTTATAGATAATCTCCAGTTTTTAGACTTACCGTGCGAGGTTCCATTCCTGCCCTTTTTGTTTGGCAAATTTAAGGAAGCATCCCCCAATAACATCCCTACTATTATCCCTTTTTGCTCTAATCTGTTCATAGTCGTTACACCTCTTGTTTACAAGTTGGCTCGGTATTACCCTTTAGGGTGTCCACCGATTTTAGAAAGATTTTAAGCGACCCAACCTAATCAAGCCGCATGACGAATCTTTTTTGAGAGTTCGTCAGATGACATATAGCCACCAAGCGAGTTAACTGCCCAAATTTGCTGTCCCATTGTTCTAACCTCCTACAAAATAAAAGCTAGAAAGCTGCTCCTTTAGCTTTGTGCTGGCTCTTCTTGCGTTCTGAAATGTACTCCTCAAGTGCAGATTTAGCCGTCTTAGGCTTCTGCGGTTCGGTCTTCTTAGATGAACGCCCTGAACTTAACGAAGTCTTTCTTTTCGCTTTAGCAAGTCGCCTTTCTAAAACCTTAGAGTCTTTACTAGCTATTCTCTTCTTTTTGAGAATTCGGGATAAAGCGTCCATCACAGCTTGTTTCTGACCTCCAGCAGTATTGTATTTGCTACCTTCTGTAACAAATAACTTTGTCGCTAACCGATACAATAAACTATTAGCGTTTTGCAAATTAAGTTCCTTACTTGAGTTCGGATATAGCTCTTCTTCCCCGTCCCATAAATAAGAATAGTCCTGAAGTATCGAGCTCCACTCTCTTTGTTTGGAAGTGCTTGCCTCATGTGCTTTTTTCTGCTCTTCTAAATACTCGTTGCGTAAGCTGTCTTTAGCATCTGTTACCATGTAGTCAATTACTTCCATAACTAAAGCAGAGTCGTTCTTAGCAATACCATCATCAATAGCTCTTGCTAATTGCTCTTTTGTATACTTCGGTTTCTTGTTCTTACTTTGCGTTACGGTAGATTCAAGCTCATCGTTCTTCTCTTTTAGTTGCTTAATCTGTGCTGTTAACTGGTCAATCCGTTTCTGAACACCTGTTTTCTTTCCCTCGTCCTTGCCTTCATCTAAAAATTTTTCCAATTCTTCTTCTCCATCATCCTCTTCAGGGTCAGCGACTTCCTCGGTGGACGAAGACTCACCGTCTAATTCGCTAGTTTCGTCAGTTTCACTCTGCTCATCAGCGGCTTCTTCAATAGCTTCTTCAATGACCTCTTCAGGCTTAGCTTCTTCAGAAGGCACTTGCTGAGTTTCGTCAGGGTTAACGGTTACCTGTTTTTCATCTGTCTTAGGCATAAAACCTCCAGTGTTTTAAGTCTCTGCGGACTACAGGGTTTGAGTATTACCCAGAACTTTCTTTTTATTTTTTGACCCTTTGGTTCTACCAGTTTTCTTTTTAGGCTTTGTTTCTTTTGGTTCTTCTTTGACTTCTTCTTTGACTTCCACTTTCGGTGGCTCGCGTATATAATTTGTATCGTTTGTATATCCGCCACCCAACTCGATGTCTTTAGCCTCTACGGTTACAGTAGAACTTTCAGTGATATCTTCCTGCTCTTCTAACTTTATCCCACAATCAGGGCATATTCCGTTTCTTGCTTTCTGCCCTCTTTGGCACCCTTTACACCACATTGTTTCTCCTTTTAATTAAAAATATCATTTACAAAATATATTCTCAAAATTCCGTTCATAGCGTTTAGAATATCCTAACTTATTCCCGGAATGATTGTTTGTATCTGTCTCTGCGATTATCTCGTTTGCTGCCCCTTCACCGTCACATAACCTAGATTGGTTTACTAAACTATTTACTAAGTTTACTTTTGCCTGCGTATTGGGTGCGTTATTCATAATCCGTTTAACTCGCTTTCTTACGTCTTCAAAGTGCATACCAACTTTAGGATAACTCATTGCTTAGCGTACCTTGTGTCTTCTAACGGCATTTTGACTTCACCGCTATCGCTTTTTAATTCCGTTATTTTGCTTTCTAAAGCCTTTACTCTGGCTTTATATGCATGAATCCTGTTACTTAAATCCATTAACCCTTGTGCGTATCCTGTCCAGTATTCTTTTTTATCGTCAGAAATCTTGCCACCGTACCAGACGCTATCACGTTTTCCGCCTATTGCCCCTTGGATTGAATTGTCTATTGTAGGTTGGATTATATCTTTCCAGCCTAATGTATTAATAGTCTCTTCAATCTTTCGGCTTTCTTCAATCTGCTTGTTGGCTCGTTTTAATAACTCTTGTTTCTTGTCTGGCTTGTGCATTTACTTCCCACCTCCTTTTAATGACTCCATTTTTCCTTTAAATTCATTTATCTCTTGTCTGGCGTCTTCTTTAAGCTTTGCAACTTCCTGTTCGCCTTTAGAGATTGCCTCTGCGAGCATTTGTGCCTGCTCTGTCATTTGCTTTATTTGCTTTTGCATTTGTGCGAATTGCCCTTGCATCATCTCTTTCGGGTCTGTAGAGAATAAATCAGCGTCTTTTACACCGTCTTTTTCAAGCCAGTCTTTATATGAATTGTATAAGTCTTCTTGGTTTGCTACTCCGGCTTGTACCATCTGCATTGCTGCCTGTAACCTTGTCCATGCTTTAGCTGTTGCAAGTTTCTTGTCTGCCATCTCAAGGCTACCATTTGCCTTTACACATGCAGGGAAATTGAAATCCTCTTTGGTTATTCGTACACCGTCAACCCATATATCACCGCCCATGCGGTCTTGCATGATATCGAATAATTTACGGTATACTTTAGATAAAGTCTCATTCCATCGGATTATCTCTACATCTACCAATCCGGCAGACTGGCTTATCCCTTCCCGAATTTCTCCTAAAGTGTTTGCTCCGCCTCGGTTTGTAGCGTTTCGGAATAGCTGGTCTACGTTTCCTACATATTCTTCGGCATAAGCTTTGATAATCTGCATTATCCTTTCGCTGCTCACGTCTGGTAAGCCTTTCTCGTCTATTCTGCGTGTCTCTTTGCCTAACTCGCTAACCGGTAATAACTCGCCCGGAGCCCATGTGCTATTACGGGTCAATAGTTCTGATGTGTCTAAAACCTCATAAACTGGGTTATTATTATACTCATCACGAATTAACATATTATTAACACTACGCTCCAAGACTTCCTGTAATGCTCTGACTTGTTCGGGCATGCCTCTTGATTCGTAATAGTTATCGCCTTTTATTTCGTTATCGAATTTGTCGTAATCCCATGTTTCGAATTCATGCGGAAAAGCTATTTTGCGTAATAAAGCGTCTTTTTCGTCTCCTACGTCTGCGAAGTAAGTAAAGACCATTCTCTGGTAACAATCGCCTTCTTTCTTCCAGCAGCGTGTCTCTCTAATCTTATATAAATCATCTTGGCTTGTTGTATCTGCCATGCCTCGCATTGACTTTTTGCGGTCTTCGTAATAATCATCTCCCGGCTCGCTTTTGATTATCTCGTCCATATCCTTTTCAAGATATATACCCTCTTCAATCCGCTCTTCAATCTCACGTCTTGTAAGATAAAATTCCTCTGTGATTCGGTTACTATAATCTATCTCCGTAGTATAAGACGGAACTATTACCCTTGCAGGGCTTGGAACTTCAATGTTTGGTAAAGAAGTAACCTCTTCAATGTCAAATTCAATTATCTCTTCACCAGCTCGGAAGTCTTCAACTATCTTTTTACAAATTTCTTTGTCTTTGTCGTCTTCTGGGTCTAATTCAGGATATCGAGAATAAACAAAGTCCATTAATTCGTCATTGCTTAATTCCCTTAATTGCTCGATATCCTGCTCTTCCCATTGTTTTAAATCTATGACTTTATGGATTGTCCGGGTCTTGAATTCCTCTACTGTCTTGAATATGCATGAACCTTTCTCTTTTGCGTAATCTGCTGCAAGTTCAAGCTTATGGAAGAAATTCATCTTATTTCTTAATAGCATATTCAATGCTAATTCAGCTTTTTTCGCTTTGTCTTCTAATTCCGGCGTAGTTTGTATCCCGTCTTCAACCCTTACAGTACACATGATTTTGGGCGACCACGCACTTAAAATTAAATTAGGCGTTGACTTCTTGATTAGTTTGTCTGTCTCCGGTAACGGAATGTCAGGAGCGTTTTCGTATGGATAATTGCTAACTCGCTTAATCCCCAGTCTCTGATTACTTGCGATGAGTAGTTTCTCTTCCCATGAAGACCTATCGTCTACGTCATTATTAACTTTAACTCTTAAATCTGATAAAAACTCTAATTCTGTAGATTCTAAAGCCTTTTTATCAGCTTTCTCTTTTGGCGATACTTCCGGTTTATACATATTGCTCCCTCAATTTCCAGCCATATCCACGCTGGGGCTTAGTTATTCCTCTTCTAAAATCATATTTAGACTTGTTTATTCGTTCAGTTGCCTTAACTGCCATTAATAATGCATCCGCCATATTAGGGGATTTGATTCCTTTACTTCGCATTTTCTGCTTACTAACTAATCGTTTACGCTGGTAATTATCGTATTCGTATCTTATTGTTAACATTTCATCTATTAATCGCTCGTTCTTAACTCTTAAATGCCCCTTTGCGAACATATCCTTTGCTTTGTATGCATTTATTGTTCTGGGATTACAATAAAACTTATTATCTTTATATCCTATCGGTGGGTTACGAAATCCTATGAATTGCTTTAATTCTCTGCCTCTGTTCAATGTGTCTAATGGCCCGGAGCCAATGCCATCTTCGTCTATCATTGCATATGTTAATCTGAATTCTGTAGCAATATCAAGAATCTTAC